CTTAATTGCTAGATAATAAGCTAAACCTGCTACAAGACATGGAAGAAATCTGAAGGGTAAATCCGCGGTGTTAATCGCGGTATCTGCATCTTCGATACGTCGAACTCGGTAATATATAAGTTCATCCGTAGAATTCTCAGGAGAGGGCCAAACAGTCACTGTAGGCGTTATCAAACGATCTACATAAAATTGCGTTGGCCGGCCTTGGGTTGTCTTATCCGGGGTGTTGAGATAATCGCCTCTGCTTATCCTATTAATACTTATATCTGAACTGCTCCTTCTTATTATTGCTTCCAGGAAGCTTACCGTTGATTGCACATCTATCAAACTCGGATCGGAACTGATAGTTGTACTGGCTGCGCTGCTTGACCCAGTAATTGTTTCACCAGCAGTGAAAGCCCCGGAAGGCACAGTCAATGTAATAGTGGTTGAGGAAGGTTTGCTTATAACAGATGCGGTAACCTCACTGGTTCCCCCNGTAATGGTNTCTCCGACACTAAGATTAGTAGAGGCCCCTACCGTAGCCGTTATAGTCCCAATGGGATAAACCGCGACAGAAGAGGTAGAAGATAACTGAGCCAAAGGCTGTGTTATTTGCTCCACGGTCCATAGATTTAATCCTCTATTCGCCCATTCCGCAAAAAGAAGATTCAGAGATCGTCTGGAGGTCGCAGAATCATAACCTGTTCTGAATTCTAGTCCGCATCTCTCGAAGGCCTCTTCTGTAATTTCGGCCATGTCCAGATTAAAATTAACCGATCCAGAAGTCGCCATATCTTACTCCTTAACTAAAAACAGCTAATCTAATCCCCACGGCTAATTGAGCAAGAATAAGGAATCCTACTGCCCATAGAATTTTACTGAACGTGTCTATAGATTTTTGGATATGATAAATGTCGTTATTTTTGAGAACATCAATCTTCTCCGATAATAATCGTAGTTCGCCTCGTATCTCAACGAGCTCGAGCTCATTCCTACGTTCAATATCACTCATCGCTCTTAGAACTCTTTAATACAATCCAACACTATCGCGTATGTATCACCACTCCCGTGTCCAATTGTAGTGAATCTCAAATCTCCCGTGGGGCTGGAAGCGCTGTTAAGAAGGCCCCCAAAAGAAGAAAAGTCAAAATCTCCTTGGTAACCAGAAGGAAGTTCAACTGCTAACGTATCAGTGCTGGCATCCCATAGAATCTTCACGGACAAACCAATGGTGCTGAACCATATCTTGTCGATACGAAGATTGCTGCAAGCGGTGCCATCTTGAAGAGTTGATAGGCCAGAAACATCCACTGCCATAACAGCACTTTGACCAGTATCAACATATGTGTAAGCAAAAGATTTGACTAGTCTTCGGGGGCCATCCTCAATGATCTTCTCGGTAAAAGTATCGGCCATAGCCTACTCCTTAATCTCTCCTGACAAGATCATCATCTTATGCTTATGAGGAGTTCCTAGAGAAGGAGAGTCCAAGAAAGGACTCTCCTTGATTTCGGATTTATTTTATGGCGCGTCATTATACTGGATCATGCCATCCGTAGTTCTTTGAGCGGCAATCCAGATATAATCGCACCAAGCAGCATCCGCCGTAGTCGTACCAGACAAGGCACAAAACCACGGAGTCAAAGCTGAAGTTGGGATATTCCCCGTAGTAGTGGTTTTCAAGACACGATCAACATAAAACTCAACCTGGCCCGTCCCTTTGACGATAAATCCTAAACGACGACTGTTTGTAATGTTAGAAGACGATTCGGCGCCATCAGCAAAATCAATGCCCGTATCCGTCTTGGTTTCCGTTCCGCCACTGTCACAATTAGCGTAAATATCAGCGGCAGCTTCAACTAGTAAGAAGCCAATCTGATTATTCGCCGTGAAAGGAACACCTGTGGCAAACGTGCCATTTTCTGCCAGACCAACGAACATATCCATATCGTCAGCATCAGCGACAGCAACCTTAGCTTCAAAAAAGATAAGCTTGCTTGCTTCGGCCATGAAAATTTCATTACCCTGAATTGAACCACCAGAGTTATCGGTTGAGCCGTCTCCAGTGGATTTCGCCCAGCCGCCAACATGGTCGGCCAGAAGAGTTAATGTACCACTGTTAAGAACAGCCTTGGTCCAATCATCAGTGTCGTCAATATCAACGCCAGTGAAGTCGTCATATTTGAAGACATAATCTGGATTAACTTGAAGGGGGAGATTTTTGAACCATGATCCTAAAGCACTGGCGTCACTACCGTGACCGCTGTACATAAGGGGGCCGGAAAAACGAGTCGTACCCATAACGAGATTCCTTCCTTACAAAGGTTTCGCCCTAGAGTCTTGTAAGCGTCTGCTGGGACAGTCGCTAGGGCTATTAACTCCCAGAGAAACGGGGAGAGGATAAACCTCTCCCCTTGCTCAATCTTTACGCACCTGGTGAACCAAACACGCAACGTGGATCAGAGTAACCGTAGCTATAACGCTCACGGGCTTTGAACCTTACGTTACCTGTATCGAAATCACCTTCCATCTTCGTGGACATCGGCATACGCTCAAAGTGGATGAATCCACGAGGAGCATCGGTTTTAATAAACCATGCATCCGTATCCGTCAGATAATGGTTAACGACATATCCTTGCGGAAGCATACCCATGTTCCGTGTAGCATTAATGTCGTTATCAGCTGTACCAGGACGAAGAGTTGATTCGAGCAGCCGATCTGCAACGAATTGCAGTGCCGGCGGAACAATCAGTTTTTCGCCACGAACCGATACCTTGAGTCCTCGCTCATCAACAAAAGCTGCAATGTCAATGAGAGCATTCTCTAGGCTGGTTTCGTTAAGGTCAGCCGCAGTGCTGGGCTCATTACGAAGATCATTGTTATTCACAAGTGGATGATCTGTCGCACAAAGCTCTTTGCCATCACCGCCAGTAAACGAGCTATCGAAAGCATTGTTCAGCGTAGCTGCACCCTTCACCTGTTTGGTGTTGGCCATACTACGTGCCAAAGCTTTCGTATAACGCGAAGCCAGACGGTCATAAAGATTATCCTCGATTGCTTCTTCCGTAATGGAGAAAGCAAGCGCGATAGTCTCATGCGTGTACCTTGCGGTATACGCTTCCTGGGCATCATCAAACGAGATTGCTGAACCTTCAGCCTTTACGGGCGCAGACCCGAAACCTGAAAGCATGACTTCCTCTTCAAAGGCTCTCTCTGAAGATTCTGTCTCATAAACTTCAGCTGCTTCGTCAGTGTATCTGGCGTACTCAAGACCAAAAAGGGCATTGAGGCCAGGCTCTAGCTCTTTAGCTAGTTGTGCTCTACTAATAGCCATTTTTCAAACCCTCCTACACGCCAGTGGTTGAAGGTGTACCAGCTGCAATAGCGCCGTTGTTGCTATTGAAGTGGTTATTCAACCGTACAATTGCCCCGATACCAGCTGCTGTAAAATCAGCATTCTCTGGATCATCTAACCAACCAACAATACGCATTTGCAGAGCAGCCGTGGTAGCAATCGTACTGATCGCGAGGCGACCTAACGAAACACCAGTAGCGTCTGTTCCTGTGATAGCGGTTGAGAAGTTGGCGTTTGCAAAGACCGCGGCACGCGCCGTAGCCTTGCTCGTCCATGTCGCATCCGTTGCAATAAGATAAAGCTGCATTGGATCGTCATTGACATACGCTTTTACCGGGTGATTGGAGTCTGCCCCAGAACCGGGCCAGTAATTACTCCAGATAGTCTTTCCAGTGGTACTAGACACATACTCACAACCCTGAAACACGCCCAGCAGACCAACTGTTCCACCAGCCGCAGCGCCCGGAGGCCCTATATAGCCAGTGGAAAGAGGAATTACAGGTTCGCCGTGAAACAGCTTATCTGTAAGGCCGTTTGCAATTTCATACGCTGAGTATTGGGTCATACCAGTGGAATTAGAGGCCCCGCCCTGTTTGCTCAAGGGACGAAGGCCAAAGCTTCCATTAGAATTAGCCATCTACTGTTTCTCCTAGTCCTCGCTTTGAGGACCTCCAAAAGTTACACGAGATTGCCTATCAGGTTTACTGATGGGCATCGCTGGATGTTGTTCACGAGCTAAGTCGTTATCGACAGCGGTCATTTGATTCTGAGTCATGCCACGATAGTAACTATTGCGTTCCTCAGCAATCTCAACCGGAACCCTCGCTAGAAGAAGTCCACCAACACCAATTACACCAGCATGTTTTCCATCATCGACAGTCGGGATATCAAAGTCTGGGTATTCTTCACCACGTACCAGTTCGTACCCCTCGCGGGATCGTGCTGCTACGTTCTTACGGTCATCGAAACCCATAACTTCTGCCCGTATCCACCGATGTTTATAACCTTCCGGTGCAGGTGGTGCGTCCAACATGGACGGTGGTTTCCAAGGTTCTCTGCGTGCTTGGGTTGCACGGGTCTGATTTGCCCTAGGCGTTCTCGTAGACTTTTGGCGAGTTGTGTTCTCAGTACTCATGATTAATCCCTCACATATTTAGCGTATTCTTCAAGTGGCACATTTAACCTCTTTGCAATCGCAACTTGAGAGGGCGTTAATCGCACAGTTTTTCGTCCACTTCTATTGCGGGATGCAGAAGCCTCGGCTGACGCAACCTTTCGGCTTCCCCCGTTGCTTTTAGACCTAGAATCGAATTTATGAGGAAACTCGGTTCTTAGTCTAGTATCCAATTCAGTATAGTATTCATTTGATTGAGGGTCAAACCCCTCATCTTCTACAAGCCGTCTATGAATGCCAAAAGCACCATATGTCATAACTTCATCGTCTCCAAACCAGGAGTTTTTAGAAGCCCATTCCTCTGCTTTAGGATCTGGAGGGGTCGGGGCTGAAGCGGGAGCAGGGGCTGGAGACGAAGCCACTGCTGGTGTTCCTGCCACAGGAACTTCTTGTTCCGTTGCAGGAATCTCAGCGCGAACCGCCTTTAAAGTGCCTTTTTCTACGCTCAGATTAGCTAAAGCTTCTTGAGCGTCAACAATCTTGTCAACATCCCCTGTTTCGTGAGCCTGTTTCAAGATTTCCTTGGCTGAAGCGATTTGATTGGTAACACGGCTTTCAAACTGCTCTTGATATCCCTGATCTAGGGAATTGATGCGGGTTTTAAGATTNTCGTTCTCTTGTCTGACATTTTCGGCGTACTCAATAGCGGTTTGTTTCTGCCGCTCTTCTTCTCGAAAACGCTTGGTCAGATTGTTAATTCGGGTTTTAACCCCAGAACTATAATCCTCAAGCTCTTCTTCCGATGAAACTTCGACCTTTTTAGGATCCTCTTCTTCGGAAAGATTTACATCTACCGCTTCTTCTTCGGCATCACCGATATCAATTTTAGTTTCTTCAGGCATGGGTAATCTCCATGATTTCCTTCTTCTTTCTATACATGCTTGATGTCATCAGGTTCAAGGATCGTTGCAATGACCTCATCATCATTGATGATGCGTACTTCACCGCCCTCAATTTTAAATCGAGCGCCGGCATAGCGGCCAATACAAACCCAATCCCCTTCCTTACACCAAGGTTGCCCGTCTGGGCTAAACTTGTTGTGGTCCTCATATGCGAGGGGGCCTACTCTCAAAACATACGCAACTACAGTGGAAAGTGCCTCTCTGTCACGAACAGCATCAGGGATATGTACGCCACCGTCTGTAGTGGCTTTCCCCATATAAGGCATTACAAGAAGTCGCCATCCTGTGGGCTGGGGCAATCTTTCTTTCAGGTTCTTGGAAACAAGAGACGGATCGAGAACCTTCTCGTTCTTGTTTATATATGCAGATAATACAGCTTCTTTCTTCTTTTTCTGCGAATCCAGAACATCATCTGGAACGTATAGGGTATTCGTCATTCGTCCTCCGAAGATTGCAGGAGATCCTTTATCTCCTGTTCCGAAAATTCTAAGCCCGTCAATTCTCCAGTTAGTTGCCTGTAAGCTTCCATATCTTTAGGGCTTCCGTGGAGAATGGCGTCCTGAGTAAGTGCTATGCGAGCCTGTATAGCTTTTAATAAAGAATATGCAAAGGTTGTTGGGTCAGCCATATATTAAAAAGTTCCCGCAAAGTTCTTGCCTTTGACGGCGCCACCTTTGGAATACTTGACGGAACCGCGTTCATTAAAATTCATTCCACCCTGCCTGTAGCCCAGTTCATCGACAACGACACCACCCATGTTTTTTCCCTTGGGGCCACCGGCTGCTTCTAGTCTTCTTAAATAGTCCTCTTGTTGCTTCCGTGTTGCTGCATCATCGACTTCATCTGGGTTGAACCCACGAGATCCTTCCGAAATACCTATGACCTGCCAGCCATCAGCCTCGCCGTCACCATCTTGATCAACTTCTACAACTATACCACCAACTTCTTCAGCATACTTTCGTGCGTCAGATTCTAAATTATATATTGTCCCTTCAGCCATC